CATCATCAGGAGCAGCAGCAGGAGCAACTTTCTCTCCTCTGATAATCTTTCTTATCTGTTCTGCACCCTCTTGATTATCCTCACTATCAAACCAGTCAGCCATTGCTTGAAGTTCATCAAGGCTTTTTCCACGTGTCTCAAGTTCTGCTTTCTGTGTAGAAAGTTCTTGAGTTTTTGTGGTATAGTCTTTTTTCTTCATATAGCCAGCAATTGCTTCTTCCTTTGTAACTGCTTCTCCATCTATTTCCAAAAAGGGAGTTTCAGGAGCTTCTACACTCGCCTTTGGTTCTTCTACTATGACTGCACTTGGGTTGTTATCTTCTGATACGATAATTCCGCCTGCTTGGTCTGTTTCTTTTTTAGCCATTTTACATCTCCTCTATTTTGACTGCATATAGCTTAATTCCGTCATTGGAATTGCCTTTCTGCTTAGTCATTTTTTTCTCATTTCCTTCAAAACCTCCATCCTTGCCAATCCTGTACCTCTTGGAGGTAATTTACTATTTCCACCATAAACAGCTTTGTGTGTTGCACGTCTTTCTGCATCTGTTTTTGGGTTTCCTCTGCGTGGTTGTCCAAAAGCGTTACCTCTCATTTCTTCTTCTTCTCCTTCTTCTTATAAATTTCTTTACCTTTTTCCTTTTCCTGTCTTATTTCGTCAAGTACCATTGCAGAAGCCTTTGTTGCCTCTCCCTCTGTCTTAGCATTTAGATATTTTGCTTGAGCCAAGTCCTTTATTAATTCGCCCCTCATGGATTCCTCAACGGCTTTTGTATTACGTTCTCTAGCTTCTGCCTCTGCTTTCTGTGCTTTAGCTTCCGCAGAGTTTACAATATGGTCGGTAACATGAGCCTCAATCATTTCAGCAACTTCTGGTTGTTCCTGTCTCAAGTGCATATAAGTATCTGTCTTTCTAAATAAATCATGTATAGAAATATGAACGGTATGCTCGTCAAAAGTGTCAATATTGGGTACTATTCCCCTTTCAAACATTCTATTCTCACGTTCTGCTTTCTTCTCATCTGCCGCAATATCCTTATATAAGGTATCAAGTCCGCCCATTCTAGCCAGTGTAAGAGCTCTACGTCTAACAGCTTCGTCCTGCGGGTCTCCAAATAAACCACCTTGAAAATATTGTAATACTAATTGCTGTCTTGCTGTCTGACTTTGTGGCAGGGCAGAACCTGTAACTACCTGAACATCTGTTGGCATATTATCTTTAGCAAGAAAATCAAATACCTCAATCTCTGAATCCTCGCCCATAATCTTTAAAACCTTACCACCTGAATATTTTTCCTTTGTGAGTTCTAGTAAATAAGTTCCGCTTTTACCTTCTTGTGATTCAAAACGTGCTATAATAGGTGCAAAAGCTGTCTGGTCTTTTTCCTGAAGCATACTAATCGCCACTCCGCTACGTATTCCAGGAGGCGAAGTTCCTTTCGAGACTTCATGAATTAAACCAATTTCCTCAATATCCTGATTACCTCTATCTAATTCCTGTGAAAATATATTTGACAGACTTGGAGGGTCTATTATATGAGGTTCAGGAACATTTGGTACAAATTTAGGTTGTATAACTTCGCCTGGTTCTGAAGTAATAGCAGTTTCACTAATACCAGATTCTTTAAAAGCAATCCATTTTGGCTTTGACATCAGATTTTTAATCTCTATTATCTGACTTTTTGTTTTATTGATTTCTATTTGTATTGGAATTAAATCCTCAATAGGTGTTTTTCCCCAGAACCGACCTGGAACTTTAATATAACAATACATCACTATGCCTAATGTATTGCGTTTTGTTTGGAATTTGTATGGTAAGTCCCCTGAATGTAATAAAACATGATTTGCGACTATTATTTGTCTGCCTTTAGGATATTTATGAGAAGGTTTCTCTCTTAGTTCTTTAAGTATTGCGAAACCATCTTCTGAATCCTTTTTACCTCTAGCATCAGAAACAGATTTCATTATATGCTGGTCTGACATAAGTTTTTTAAGCTGATTATCTATAGAAGATACACCTGCATTTGGCTCTGATTGAACATATATACCATTTTTATATCGTTCTCTAATATACTCAACACTCTTTGAAGTGAGTTTCATTACTCTTTGGGAATGTTCTAAATTTTCTGCACCAGATTCTGGTATAATTGAGAAAGGGCCTAAAACATCTTCTTTAACTTCTCCCTCATATACATCATAAAATTGTTCTTTTCCTTCTTCATCTGTAAGAGGAACTTCTTTAGTGGTCGTTTCTTCTTTACCTGTTTTGGGATTCTTCTCTAAAGTAGTTATTTTTTCTGTTTTTAGTTTCTTAGGTAAATGCTCTCCTGCAAATGCGTCAAAAAATGGATATTTAAATGCTGTACCATAAATACTATTCAACATAAATAAGTCTTGATTAAGACTATCTTGTGAATTTAGTTGATGATGATGATGTAAGACTTTTTCAGATACAAGTGCGTCATTCAACGCCTCTGATTCTGCGGTATTTGGTACAACCTTATATACAGGTCTGTTTTGGGAGAGTTTTGCCACTATATGAAGAACTGTTGGCATAATGCGATTAGCAACTAATCTAACACGATAGGAGGGAGCAGGAGGTTCTTCTAACTGACCTTTAGAAGTATTCCACGTTACCCATTGCTTACCAAGAAAAAACGCCATATTTAAGTACCATTGGCGTTCAAAAGGTTTTCTTGCTTCAATGCCTGTTGTATAGAACTTCTCTACAAAAGCAAGGTCTTTCTTTTGGGTATCGTCTAGTTCTTGGGTTTCTTTATGAACTTTATATAATATGTCTGATAACGCCATAAAAATATTATATCAGAACCACACTTTAAACTGTCAACCCCAACATAGCAAATTATGATAATATTGTTTCTTTTATTTTATTATTCCATTCTTTTTCAACGTCTTTTAATTTTCTGCTTTCTATCTTAGCTTTCTCTATAAGCATTTCTTTAACATCTGAACGGTCTTTAGTTTCTACAACTTTATCATCTTTTTTAATTGCTTTACCCATAGCATAATCAGTAAAATCTCTTGACATGAGCTTATCAGTTAAGTCTTTGATGATTTTTAGATGTCTACAACCCTGAAACCAATTAAAGAACAATACAAGTACGATAATTCCTATTAAATATATTTCCATATTATTTCCACTCCTTTCCATTCCATTGTTTATCAAACTTTTCTTGCATTGCAAATGCGAGCCATAGTTGTTCATATGAATTTATCATAAAACAATCAACAAACTCAATCGATTCATAGTATTTCCATAATCTTTCAAATACGCCACCTTGCAATGAAAATTTATATTTAGGATTATTTACCATCTCCTGCAACTGGTCTTGACGTGGTAGCCAAATAAGTCCTTGTTTCTCCATTGTATCTTTAACGCAATGCAATATTTGTTGTTCAATAGGATGATTATATACGCTTTCCTCATAACCCCAATCACCCTTTTGCGGTTTCCATAATTCCTGTATCTCAACAGCTTTCTCGCACATCAAGATATATTCTTTACTTGTATCCATTATTCCCTCCCTATATAGTCCATTTCACTACCACGTCTATTTCTATTTAAAGTCGCCCTAGCCATCTTCCATATCCTCTCATCTCTAGTCAATATATGATTCTCTCCTTGCATTTCAGGTACTCCAGGTCTACTCATCATACCATAACGCCACATATCTGCCAAATGGTCTTCTCCATCTGTATTCATATCTTCTATATTACCAGTTTCATTATGAATTTGCTGTGGTACAGTACGAATGAAGTTCTCACAGTTACTAAACACTTTAAACCTAGCTGTAAGCTCCGCATTGACCTTGTAGGGCTTTAAATACTCCCTACACCTACCCCAGCCAGTAATTCTATTATTATCGCCTTTAATGAGGGTTATCTTGTTTCCAAAGACTTTTCCCATAACTTCCCCACCGCTTTCTCCAATCATAGCGTCTTTATGATGAGACCTATCGCCCCAAATCTTTGGGTCTGCTACACAGTAGTTAATTTCTTCTTTTTTAGAGGTCATATCTAAAATTGTCTTAGCAAGTTCGGAATAAGTCAATTTCTCTAAATAAAGCTCTCTATACATATAAGTTATTCCATTTCTATCTACTGCAAACCAACCAACAGAAGAAGGACTTGAATATCCATAATCTAATGCCATAAATCTAAATGCACTACCAATTTCAAATGGCTTGCAAACATGAACCTTATCATCCCAATCTGCAAAGTATTGCCCTTCAAATACATCCCAATCCCCATATAAAAGCATTCTTTTTTCTTTATCAGGTAATAACTCAAGTCTCTTAACATAATCAGGATCGCTTTTCATTAAAGTGGGGTTATCATAAGCAGTTGCAGGTATAAAACATCTTGTCATGCCATCTTTATCTTCATATATAGTATAGGGCTTCTTTCCTGTAATAAATCGTTTCTTACACCAAGCATGACCTATATTCCCAGGATTAGTTGCAGACCTTATTATTTTGGGAATTTTAGTATTTATACTTCTACATCTTGAAACCATATATATATACATAGATTCCGCAAAAGAAGTTACCTCATCAAACCCTATAAAAGCATAAGCAGCACTTTGATAATCATGTTTATTGCTCTCGTATTCCATATGCCCAAACTCAATTACCGCTTCAGAGGGAAAAGTCCAACGCCTTCTCTCTCCAGACCACTTACCACCTAAAGAAGGATACCATTTATGAGCTCTATCCATAAGCCCATCAGCTTTGCTTAACTCTGTAAACTTACGCCTCATAAGCAACGCTTTATAATCCCCATACTGCACATACTTACTTGCTTCCATTATTAAAGAATCACTCTTACCTCCACCCGCAGCACCCCCGTACAAAAGTTCAAATGCAGGGCAATTATGAAACTTCTCTTGTGCTCCTGGATGTGGTTTCCATGTAACACTACTCATAAACTTAATCCATATTTAATTATTTTAAGCTCTACATTATGTCTTTCAATAGAAGTAACTCCACCTATACAATTACCTAAAGCACAGCTATCATACCATTTATCATCTATTAAACTTTTTGCTAAAGAGTTTTCTTTTAAATAATCATCTGAATCTAAAATCAGATTTTTTATAAATTCATGATAAATCTTATCCTGCTTTTCATTCATTAATTCTTCCATAATTGTAATAGCCAAACCAAGTTTATAAAAACCCCAATCAAAATAAGAATCATGCCACTTAGTAAATTCCTTTCCTTCTTCAGACGTAGTAGGTCGTTTTAACCATTCCTCTTTATCTATTCTAATCAACTT